GGGATGCTAAAAATCATTGCCATAGGATATATGCTGGTAGAGAAAGGACCAATGTTAACGAAGTTACCATTACTACTTGGCAATCTGTTTATAATTTAGATAAAGGATTTTTCGAAGATTATGATGTAATAATAGGAGATGAAGCTCATTTGTTCAAGAGCAAATCACTTGTAGGGATCATGGGCATGTTGCATCATGCAAAGTATAGGTTTGGGTTCACTGGTACTTTAGATGGCACACAGACCCATAAATGGGTCTTAGAGGGTTTGTTTGGACCATCGTATCAAGTAACTCAAACTAAGGATTTAATTGAACAAGGACATCTTTCCCAGTTAGATATCCAATGCGTAGTTCTTAAATACACTCCTAAGAAGTTTGATACCTATGAAGATGAAATTCAATTTTTAATAAGTCACGAAAAAAGAAATAAATTTCTTTGCAATCTAGCATTAGATCTAAAGGGTAATACATTGATGCTTTATAGCAGAGTAGAAACTCATGGGAAGGTGCTTTATGAAATGATAAATAAAAATGTAACCCATGGAAGAAAGGTTTTTTTCATTCATGGAGGAGTTGATGCTGAAGACAGGGAATCAGTTAGAAAGATAACTGAAGAAGAAAATAATGCTATAATAGTGGCTTCTTATGGCACTTTCAGTACAGGCATCAATATTAAAAATTTGCATAATGTTATTTTCGCCTCTCCTTCCAAATCTCGTATAAGGAATTTACAGAGTATTGGAAGAGTTCTTAGAAAAGGTAAGAATAAAACCAAAGCAAAACTTTATGATATTGCTGATGATCTTACTAAAGGATCAAGAAAAAATTATACTTTGAATCATTTTATTGAAAGAGTAAAAATTTATGTACAAGAGCAATTTAACTATGAAATTACATCAATCAACATAAAAGACTAGAAAAGGAGAATCTGGATGATAGAAGACGATTTTTATGCAACGCTTAAATTAAAATATAGTGGAGAAGAAATATTTGCTAAAGTAGCAGCATCTGATGAGGAGGATAGAACCATGTTGCTAGTTTCTAATCCGGTAGTTATAGAAGAAGTTAAAATGAGAAATCAATGTATGGGATATAAATTTGAACCCTGGATCAAAACTTCTTCAGAAGATATGTATATTATGAATCTAGATGATATCTTAACGATGTCTGAATCAGAAGATATAGAGATGATTAATTATTATCAAGATTTTATCCAAAAATCTAACAAGAAGAATCGTACTAAGATGTCTAAAAAAATGGGATATATCGGTAATGTGAATGAAGCAAAAGGAATGTTAGAAAAGATTTATAATAATAAGTAGTAAATTCCTTCCATCCTTAACAAACCTATTCTACATATATTTCATATACTTGTCAACTAGGTAGATTGTCTGCTATAATCTATTTAAAGATAAGGATATATTATGCCTTTTACCCCTGCTTATGGGACAATGAAGAGAACTCCTAAGAGATCCGAGCATTATGTTAATAATAAAGAGTTCTTGGCTGCCCTAGAGAATTATTTTGCTGAGGTGGAAAGGGCTGCATTGAATGATAAACCTAAACCTCAAATACCTAGGTATATTGGTGAATGTTTTTTAAAGATTGCTAACCATCTATCATATAAGCCAAACTTTGTGAATTATATGTTTAAGGATGATATGATATGTGATGGTATTGAAAATTGTGTGAGATATATTGCTAATTTTAATCCAGAGAAATCTAAAAACCCCTTTGCTTATTTTACTCAAATAATTTATTATGCTTTCCTTAGAAGGATTTCGCAAGAGAAAAAGCAATTAGAAATTAAGAATAAGATTTTAGAAAAGACTAATTTTGATGAAGTCTTTGATGCTAATGATATGGATAGTGCTAATTATTCAGAGTATAACTCTATCAAAGATAGCGTGCATTCTAAATTGAGAAATTAATGCGTGTAGCTATTATTACGGATACTCATTTCGGAGCAAGAAAGGGTTCACAACTCTTTCATGATTATTTTGAGAACTTTTATCAGGACGTCTTTTTTCCGGTATTGATTGGAGAGGAGATTGATACTGTAATTCATATGGGGGATGCTTTTGATAGTAGACGTGGGGTTGAATTTAAGTCTTTAGATTGGGCAAAGAGAGTAGTATTTAATCCTCTCAAAGAACAAGGGATTACTATGCATTTAATGGTTGGAAACCATGATGCTTATTATAAAAATACTAATGAAATAAATTCTGTTGATTTATTATTAAGAGAATATGATAATATTATTCCATATTCTGTTTCTACAGAAGTTAAGATTGGTGGTTTAGATATTCTTTTTGTTCCGTGGATAACAGAAGAAAATAAGAAATATACTTTTGAGTGTTTGAAGAAGACTAATTGTGAAGTAGTGATGGGTCATCTTGAGTTAAATGGGTTTAAAGCAACTCAAGGACATATGATGGAAGATGGCACATCTGTGTCTGAGTTTGAAAGGTTTAAAAGAGTTTACTCCGGACATTTTCATTGTAGATCAAATAGGAATGGGATATATTATTTGGGGAATCCTTATGAAATGTTTTGGAATGATGCTGCAGATACAAGAGGATTTCATATTTTTGATACTGAGACATTAGAGCATACTCCAGTTAATAATCCTTATAGGATGTTTTATAAAATTTATTATGATGATACTCCTCATCAAACCTTTGATACTAGACAATATGAGAATAAAATTGTTAAAGTAATTGTGCGTCAGAAGACAAGTCCTATTAAGTTTGAGAAGTTTATTGATAAATTATTATCTTCTGGTGTTGCTGATTTAAAAATTGTTGAAAATTTTCAACTCATAGAATCGGGAGATTTTGAAATAGAAGAATCAGAAAATACACTTTCTATTCTTGATAGATATATTGAAGAATCTGAAACAGAATTAGATAAGTCAACTATACAAAGTTTGATAAGAAAAATTTATCAAGAATCTTGTGAGATTGTGTAATGCATATTATTACAGTTAATGGCAAAGAAAAGGATGGTGCTTACTCTGTTAGAGATGATGATGGGGACCAGGTTCTTTATATTTTTCAACAAGAAGATGATGCCATTAGATATGCTATGCAACTTGAGGATAGGGGATATCCTGAGATGCATGTCATTGAAGTAGAAGATGATGTAATGATTAAAACATGCGAAATACACGACCATAGATATGCTATTATCTCGCCCCATGATATTGTGATACCTCCTGACAGCCAAAATGATATTATGATACCTCCTGACAGCTGAAATGATTATATTTGAAAAGATTTCTTGGAAGAATTTTTTATCCACAGGTAATCATTTTACAGAAGTTATACTTAATCAAAATCCCACCACTTTAGTTGTAGGTCAAAATGGAGCAGGAAAGTCTACTATTCTGGATGCATTGACTTTTGTTTTATATGGAAAGTCTTTTAGGAAAATTAATAAATCACAACTAGTTAATAGTTCTAATGAAAAAGATTGTTTCGTAAATATTGAATTTTCTATTACTGGAACTAATTGGAAGATTGAAAGAGGAATAAAACCTAATATCTTTAAGATCTTTAGGAATGGGGAAGAGATGGATCAATCACATTCTGCGTTGAATCAGCAGAAGTGGTTAGAACAGTCTGTTCTAAAGATGAATTATAAATCTTTTACACAGATTGTTATTTTAGGTAGCAGCACTTTTGTGCCATTTATGCAACTGCTTCCTGGAAGTAGGAGGGAAGTTGTAGAAGATTTATTGGATATTAAAATCTTTTCTTCGATGAATGTTCTTATTAAAGAGAAAATAAGAGGAGTAAAGGATGAAATTAAAACTTTAGATTTAAAGAAAGAATCTTTAAAGGATAAAGTAGAGATGCAAAAGAAATTTATTGAAGAGGTAGAGTCTAGAGGAAAAGAAACTATAGAAGAAAAGAATAAGAAGATTGATGAACTAGATCTATCTGTAGCAAAGTTAATAAAGGATAATGAATTCTATGAAGATGAAGTAGTAGGATATACAAAGATGAGAGAGAAGAGTGTGGGTGCTACAGAAAAACTTCTTAAGTTAGCTGGATTAAGAGGTAAGATCTCTAACAAAGTATCAACTATTACCAAAGAACATAAGTTTTTCACAGATAATACTGTTTGTCCTACTTGTACTCAACCAATTGAGGAGGGATTCAGAATAAATAGGATTGAAGATGCTCAAACTAAAGCAAAAGAGTTGCAATCTGGTTTTAAAGAACTAGAGGAGGCAATTAAAACAGAAGAAGAAAGAGAGCGTCACTTTACTACTGTATCTAAGGAGATTATTCAACTCACGCATGGCATTTCTAAAAACAATACTCAGATCGCTGGCTGCCAACGACAAATCAGGGATCTTGAATCGGAAATTCAAAGAGTTACCGAGCAACTTGCAAACAGAAATACTGAGCATGAGAAGTTAGAATCTTTTAGAAATAGTCTTCAAGACACCTACCAACATTTGGCTGAGAAGAAAGAGACTATTTCTTACTATGATTTTGCTTATGGACTCCTGAAAGATGGTGGAGTTAAAGCAAGCATAGTTAAAAAATATTTGCCTTTGATAAATCAGCAAGTTAATAAGTACTTGCAGATTATGGATTTTTATATTAATTTTAAATTGGATGAGGAATTTAATGAGACTGTGGAGTCTCCCATCCATGAAGATTTTTCTTACTCTTCTTTCAGTGAGGGAGAGAAATCTAGAATAGATTTAGCTCTTATTTTTGCCTGGAGAGAAGTTGCCAGGTATAAGAATTCTGTTAATACAAATCTAATGTTATTTGACGAAGTATTTGATTCGTCTTTAGATGGGTATGGTACCGATGAATTCATGAAGATTATTAGGTTTATTGTAAAAGACGCTAATATCTTTGTTATTTCTCATAAAGATTCATTACACGATAAGTTTGCAAGTTTAATAAAATTCGAAAAAGTAAAAGGATTTAGTAGGATAGCGTAATGTCCATTTATAAACATCCCGAGGGGAAAAGGTTTTTATTCATTCATATTCCCAGAACTGGAGGAAGATTTATTGAGTCAAATTTAGAATCTAACGAATGGAGGTGTGAACCCATAGATTATTATGGAGTGCCTCATTATAATCATTCATTTATAGATGATTGTGAAATAACTCATTTTCATAGACAATTGTATGAAAAGTATTTTAATGCAAAAGATATTCCTCATATTTCCATCATTAGGAATCCCATTGATAAATTCTTTTCGGCATCCATTTATTTGACTCAAGCCTATGGACCTAATATTCAGGAGGCTGCTGAAGACGAATCTCAATTTAATGACATGTTGAAGGATTTTCCTAAACCAGAGAATCTTAATTGGTGGAGATCACAGGTGGATTTTCTTTCAGATAAAACTCATATTTGGAGATATGAGGATGGATTGGGACCTAAGTTTGCTCAGTGGATAAGTAAAATGGTTGGAATGGATATTAAGATAGATGCATTTGCCAAATATCCTATGAATCATCATGAAAGAACTGGTCAACTACTAAGGACTCCTAAACTTATAGAAAATATCAAAAAACTTTGTAGACGAGATATAGAACAACTTTATCCTGAATTGATGTAATGGCAACCTTTAAGCATGTAGAAAGTGGAAAGAGATTTCTTTTTGTTCATATACCCAGAACTGCTGGTAGATTTGTAGAATGGAATTTAGAAGCTCAAGGGTGGGTGTGGGATGATAAGAATGTTATTGATAAGATGTATAAGAGTGTGGAGGGAATAGAACTTGCACATTTTCACAGAGAGTTTTATGAAAAGTATTTGGATGTAAAGGATATTCCCCATATTTCCATTGTGAGAAATCCTATTGATAGATTTATTTCTGCATCTATTTGGTTGACCAGATTATATGGAGACGACATTCAAGAATCTATGGAAGATCCTATGATGTTTTCTTCTATGATTTATAATTTCCCTGCATCAGAATCTCTTAATTGGTACAGACCTCAAGTGGATTTTATTTCGGATAAAACTCATGTATGGAAATTTGAGGATGGTATTGGGGATGAGTTTTCCAGATGGATAAGTGGCATAGTGGGGGTAGACATTAAGATGGATAAGGACTTAAAGTACTTGAAGCATCCTAGGATGCGGGAAGATAGTGTGGAGAGTCGACTGAAGAAAACAGATGCTCTTATACATAATCTTAGTATTTTTTATAGGAAGGATTTCTTTAAATTCTATCAAGACAATGAAAGTCCCTAATTGGCAACATCATTCTAAAAAATTACAAAAACGAACTTTGAAACCTCAAGCATTGAGACAAGCAAAGGCAAGAAGACAAGCACTTAAGAGGAAACTCAAAGGTGCTTTTTTAGTATGGGTATAAACTCATAGGCATTTATTTTTGTTAAATTCTTGTAGTATATCTGGATTTCAACACTAAATAAGTGTAGGTGATTGGAGGTGTATTATGCACAATTTGGTATCACACAATGAGCTGGCCAGCTGGAAATGGGATGAAAAAAACACCCAAGATGAGAAATATACACAAGTATCCGATTATTTCCAGTGCATTTCAGAATGTG